TATTTTGATAACATAGAATCAAAACGATACAGGATAATGAATAAGACAGATTATAGTGACTTTGGTTTTGTAAAATACGAAATAATGAGTGACTACGGATGACAATAAGAACAACGCCACAAATTATATGTGATATTTTAAAAACCTGCATGAAGTTAAGTGCGGATCAGATTTGGATTTATAACCAAAGGCGAGAGATCCCAAGCGATAAAAAACTTTATGTTGTCGTGGGAATGATGTCAGCTATTCCTTATGGAAATAACAAAAACTTCTCGACTTCTGGACAAGATAATTTATCTCAGTATATTAAAGAGATAATAACAATTGATTTATTATCATATTCAACTGAAGTTCAAGAAAAATATTCGATGGTTTTAGGTTCGTTAGTATCGACGTATTCGCAACAAATACAAGAATCATTGGCTTTAAAGATATTTCCAATCCCATCAAGTGTTTCAGATGTCTCATCAATAGAAGGTGCAGCTCTTTTAAATAGGATAGCAATTACTTTGCCAGTGCTTAGAAAGTACGATATGCTATTAGAAGCAAATTATTATGATGATATTCCTGACTTTACTCTGACTAATGAATAATGACTAATTATAGGGGTGCTATATGGCAATGATTAATATCAACAATGTTGTAAATATTAGTGTTTTATCACCGGCAGCAGGTTTAGCGCCTTACAATGTGAATAACCTTGTGTGCTTCACGAAAACCGATCCCGGCGTTACTGGACCATCAGGACCACTAGCGGCAGGCTTTGCCGTATATTCTAACTACACCGATGTTGAAACAGATTTCGGAAGTGGAACAGATGTTGCAACAGCGGCAACAGCGGTTTTTAGTCAATCACCAAACATCATTTCTGGTGGCGGTTATTTTGTCGTTGTTCCTATGCTTACAGATGAAGTCTTGGAGCAAGCGATTGTAAGAGCAAAGGGCTTGATATATTACGGTGGGTGCGCCGCAACCTTTACTCTTGGTGTCACAGGTCCAACCGGATATACGGGAGCAACAGGAGCGAATCTAGAAGCTCTCAGAGCAGCAGCTGTTGCACAGACAGAAAGAAAGATGCTATTTCTAGCCGCTTCAGCCGTTGGTTCTCTCACGACTCCCGGTCTGGCATATACAGTACAAAATCAAAGCTTAGATAAAACGAGAGTTCTGCATGATACGGTAGCAGCCGATCTTCAGAAATTCATTTGGGGATATGCTGGAAGAGGCATGTCAACAAATTTCAGTGCTTCAAATACTGCATCGACAATGCATTTGAAAACAATCAAAGGTTTGTCTTCTGACACGGGACTTACCCAGACGATTCTAACAGCCGCAAAAGCTGTTGGAGCTGATGTCTATGCCAATATCGCTGGTCAGGCATGCGTGATGTCTCACGGTGCTAATGAGTTTTTTGATGACGTTTACAACCTGAACTGGTTTGTTGGTGCTCTGGAAGTGGCAGGCTTCAATTATCTGAGAACTACTGGCACAAAGATTCCTCAGACTGAAGCGGGGATGGTCGGTCTAAAGAATGCCTATACTGAGATTTGTCTGCAAGCAGCAACCAATGGTTTCTTGGCTCCTGGTACATGGACTTCCCCAGATACTTTTGGCGATCCCGTAAATTTTCTAAGCAATATTTCGTCATTTGGTTATTTTGTTTATTCTTCGCCGGTAGCAAGCCAAACAGCAGCAGACAGAGCTTTGAGAAAAGCTCCTGTAGTTCAGATTGCGGTTAAATTTGCTGGTGCCATTCATTCGACGGATGTAATTGTTAATATTAACAAATAAAGGAATATAAAATGGGAACATTATCTTTAACGGGTGCAGATTCTATATATTTCGGATCGAGATTATTGACTAGTTTTTCTGCGGGCGAGGTAGCTAAATTAACATATGCAAACGATTTAGCTACTGTGAAAACAGGGAAAAATGGAAATACAATTTATGCATATAATGCAAGTAGCTCTCAATCTTCTCTAGAAATAAAGATTATTAAGGGATCGGATGACGATGCTTATTTACAAGAAAGAATACAAGGATACAGGTCTAATCCAGTCGGTTATATTGTTGACTTAGTTAATATTACAAAATCATATGGTGATGGCGGCGGTAGAGTTACAAATGAACAATTTCTACTTCAGGCGGGGATTCCCACAAAGCAAGTGGAAGCTACTGTCAATGTAGAGGGTGATACTGATCAAGCAATTGCGGTATACACATGGACATTTGCGAATACTCTTAGAAGTCAGGTTGTAGCAGTATGACAGAAAAAATTAAACTTCCCTCTGGTGCGGTTCTTGATGTAACTCTCATGCCATTTGAAACGGCATGGGAGGTATGCCAATTAGTTACGAAAGAGATTGAAAAATTATCGATCGATCCAAACGTAATGAATATTTTTTCCAGAGATGAAAAAACAGATGTTTCTTTTGCTGAATTATTTGATTTAAAAGGCCCGATTTGTGGGATTTTGTCAAATCCTATGCTGGTAGCGGCAGCTAAAGTTTGTTTTGCTAGATGCACGTATAATGACATACGAATCGATAAGAACACATTCGAAAAAGTAGAATGCAGAGGTGATTTTATTCCTGTAGTTTACTTCGTTTTAAAAGAGAATCTATCCCCTTTTTTCGGAAGTCTTCTTTCGTTTTTCTCAACGAAATAAAAACTAGCGAAGTAGACCCGAACTCACCTAAAATCAAAATAGAAATGTCATATCATCGGTGCATGGTTATGGAATTATCATTAGCTGGTTTTGGTTCTCCTGAAGTTCTAATGGGAACAAGAGTAGATTTAATTATTGATGCATATGATTATTTAAAATATAAAAATAAATATGAGCATCAATATTCTTTGCGGAGTAAGCAATCATGCAGTTAGGCGAATTATTTTTTAATTTAGGCTTTAAATCTAAAGGATTTGAAGATGCTGAAAAATTTACTAAATTAATAAAAGAAGCAAGAATTGAACTCGAAAAAATGAATGCAGCATTGGGAAAATCTTTTGATGCAACTAAGAGAAAAATTATAGGATTTAATGCTGAAGTTAATCATACAAATACTTCATTAGATAGAACTGTAAGCCTAACAATGACTTTGAAAAATCTATTTTCAGGTCTGAGTAGCATTATTTCTACCATAGGCAAAGGATTCATGGCGGCGGGTGCCGCTGTCCTTTATTTTTTGAAATCATCTAGCGATATAGCGGTGACGATCAATAAATTAAGTGCCGCTACGGGTACGGCAATCGGCAAGCTCTACAACATGAAAAAATTTGCCGCTGAAAATAACGTAGAATTTGACTCTATGGCTTCATCATTGGAAAGAGTCATAGGAATCGCTCAAGATATCCGCATTGGTAAATTAACTCCATCCCGTTATTATCAAATGCTTCAAATTGATCCAATGGCTACATATGAGAAACAATTGGAACAGCTCTCTAAAGCTCTTAAACGCCATCCTGATCTTCAGCAAGCACTAGCGGGTGCGAGAGACTTAGGATTTACAAAAGACGATATATACATTGCTCAGACAGTCGCAGACATCTATGAGAAATTGAATAAAGAGATAGGCAATAAATCTGATCACGACAGGATGATTAAATTCAATAAAGAACTAAATTCTTTCTTTGAAAAGATGCGGGTAAGTTTGGGTGGAATACTTCTCCTTGCAGCACCAATATTTGAAGTAATTTTGGAAAAAATAGAAGAATTTGTAACTTATCTTAATTCATTAGATAAAGAAGAACTTAGGAAAACAATTAAAGATTTTTTAGATGATCCATTAAAGACAATAAGAAAAAAAGTAGAAGAAATAATGGATATTATTGAAAAAAGATTAGATAAAATATTTGATAATATAGAAGCAAGGATTGATAAATTCATTGCTAATTTCAAATTGGACCCTTTTAAAGCAATTTCAGATTTAACGGAAGGTTCTGGACTAGGACCAGCCTACCCAGCAGATACACAAAAAGCTAGAGTAGAACAAGTTATTGAAGGACTTCCAAAAAAAGTAGATGGGAAAATAACAATTCCTAGAGAAACTATCGAAGGTGCCAAGTCAATACTTCCTAAAAGGGTTATAAAATGGGGTAAAAAATTATTAAACCATTTAGGCATTAAACTTAATGAAACGCCATGGCAAATGCCAACATCGATGCCAACACCAACGGCAACATCGATGCCAACACCAACGGCAACATCGATGCCTACGCCGGTTCCAACTCCATCTTCGCTCCATTTTAATGGATCGGTGATTAACGGCAAAGCTCCTTTATCTGAAGCGGATAAAATTAAAGCAATTCAACAGAGGTTAAAAGAGCACAACAGAAAAAGCACCGAAAAAAATAATAAGAAACAAATAGATGCCACTATTAATAAAGTGTTTGGAGGCAGTAAGGAAATTGGTAGAGAAGCAACTACT